CTCAGCCTCTTTCTGCGTCGGCTCCACCACACCCATGCGTACCAGCTTCATACGGAAGTATTTTCTCGTATCTGCCAGCCCTTCGCCTTCCATATTCATCAACGCCATGCTGGTAAGAATGCTCTGCGTCTCAGGATCAGTTGCCAGTTGCAACATTCCCGTAACACTACGCACAATACCCGCCCTCTTACTCGCAGAAGACGGCCCGACATCCACAGCCACGTCAAACTTGGCATTCGACATATCATTCTCATACGCCACAGCCCCAGCATCATCCAGAACGGGACGTGCCAGCTCAACCTGACCAATCTCGCCATCCATGCTCATAGTCTTCATCTTGCGGCCATCCTCAACCAGAACATCTCTGGCCATAGACAACCACACCTCACCCGACCGCTTAATAGCCTTCGCCATGTTGCTCATGTAGATGAAGTTCAAATGATCCAGCCGCGTCTGTATCATCTCAATCGCCTTGCCCGACATATGCGTTTGCAGCTCGTCCGCCGCATCCTGCTTGCCCAGCAAATCAATCATGTCCTGCTCGGTCACCTGCAACAATGCAGCCATAGCTGGCGGTATATCAGGCGCCCTCACATAATCCGCCGGACCCTGCAACGTCTCCGCACCATCCGCATTCATAATCGGATTGATCAGCAAATACGGATTATTCTTAACATTATCCTCGGCCCACGCCACCTCGTGGCCAGCCACCTGCTCGGGACTAAATATCGGCTTCTGTACCGCACTATACGCACTAATCTCCGCCAGGCGACTAAGCTGCATATTCTTCAGCCGCTGTGCATCCTTGACCATCCGGACATGGCCCATCATCCGCTCACGATTATCAATATACCAACGCTTGCCATAAACAGGAATAATCGGGATCTGATTACCCGCAATGTAGCCAAGATCCTCCAGAACCTCACTACCATTCATAATATATTTACGAACCTTGCGCCGCTTCACACGCTTCTGACGAACTTCCGTCGCGCCCGTAGCAGCCAGCATACGCTCTAAGTTCTCATCTTCCTCGAAGTCACGTTCCGTATAACGCTCCTCCGATCCATCCAGCGTCTGGAAAATCCTGACAGTCTCGGACTTCTCCTCAACACGATAATATTCCGCCACATACACAACATCCGGCGTCTGCCAGTCAAACTCCGTCATCTCGATAGATGTCGGCATACTTGCAGGATCTATTCCGTATTCTTCCTCGTAAGCCTCATACGACATCGCCGTAAGAACATAACAAAATCTAGCATCCGACTTGTCTTGCCGCTTTGCATTGAGGTCGAAAAAAACAAATTTGTCAGCGTCGTAAATTGGTTCAATTCGAATACGCTGCCGCTCATCTTCATCATCCTCTTCGTCCTCATACTCTGTTCTGAGTCGCCACGCTCCAAATCCACCCCCTACAGCCTCCTCAAACGCATTGTCATAAGCCTCATCCGCACAACTATCCTGCTCATCCGCACGGTACAAACCATCACAAGTGTCCGCCAGACCCTCATCACTCGCACCATCCTTGGGCAAAAAATCAACCGTAATACGATTATTACGATACTCATTAATAATCCGCATCACACCAAGATGAACCTTATTCACCTCCAGACGCGGCCTATTCTCAAATTGTGACTTAAAATCACCCTCCCATTGCGAACCCGCAATAGAATAAAACCGACGATCAGCCAGACACTGTATCCGCTCGTCCTTCACAGAAACCTGTATATTATTAAAACTCTTCAACGCCTCACGGTGAACCTGAACCAGACGCTCTGCTTTACTCACTCTAGCCATCTATCACCTCGCCATTGGCATCCTAACAGGTATTATCTTCGCAAAACCACGCTTAGGCCGATCCTTCGCACGTCTCGCACCCTCACAAGCATACCTTAACGCATCAATAACATGGTTTTCCTTATCTACAAGCAAAGGCAAAACATTACCCGTCAAAGGATCCTCCTTGTAACTATACAAGGTCAGCTCATCTATCGTCTTCTTGCAACGCGGATGAACCACAATATCAAACGACTTCAACCACTCAATGCCATCCTCAACCGACTTCGGACCCTTCACCGCAGCCCGTATCTTGGGAAAGCCATGCTTGCGCATATAACTAATCGTCTCAGGCCGCGCATTATCAGCCGTCAAAGGCCACTTCTCAGCCTCCGGCACAGACATAAACAATTCCGGCGTGTCAACAATCTCACAACCAACCCGATACGCCTCATAATCAATATACAGCTTGCGCCCAACAATATGACACCGAACCAGAACAGTCGGATCAGTCGCAAAACCCCAGTCAGCACCAAACCTGTGAACAGCATCAGCCGGCGCCTCAAACTCCTCTATCGACCAGTTCTTAAACACCCGCGTCTCAGAGTTCTTAACATAATCACCTAACCAGATATGAGCGTACTTGTCAGGATCACGCTTCTTGTCATACTCCATCTCCTCCTGCAAAACATCAGGAAACCAAGGATTATTAACAAAATTAACCTCCTCAACAATCGCATCAGGAGGAGGATTATCACCACGCAACAAAATCTCTATCGGATCCGTCGGCATGCTAGGGTTCCACGTAAACAACAATTCAGAACCAGGCTTACGTATCGTCGGACGTAACAAATCCAGACTACGCTGAGAACAACTCTGAGCCTCCTCAAACCAGGCAATGTCAAAACCCTCAAGAGACTTGATCGACTCAGCCGTATGAGACGCCAGACCCTCAAAAATAATCAAACTACCATTCTGATTATGCTTGATACGATCATGCTGGACCGTAAACAAAGTCCCAACACCCATATTCTCAATCTTATCCTCAATCAGCTTCTTCACCGACTGCTTCAAAGACCTCTGAACCTCACGCAAACAAACAACATCCGTGCGGCCCATAACACACCGCTCAACTATATACTCCGCAAACGCATGTGACTTGCCAGAACCACGGCCACCATAAGCACCCTTGTATCTCGCATTCTCCAGAAGTGGAATAAACCAACGAGGCGTATTAATATTCAACTCAGCCATTGCTTAGTTCCGGTCTAACAACAAAGATAACCAAACTACGCATATAGTGCCCAGTATCAAACTCAATCAATAACCTTACGATTAATCTTCGTAACCTCAATGTGATGCTCGTTCACAGACTTGTCCGAATAATTATCACGGAAACGATTCTTCATCTGAAAAATAAATGCCGTCGCATTAAAACCGGGTATCTTACCCGTCGCACCATTCATCCCAATGTCTTCCCAGTAAGCCTGCGCCGCTGACTGAGCCTCCTTCAGCGCCTTCGCAAACTCAGGCTTCTTCTCCTGATAACGCTTCAAACTCGTATAACCAATGCCAAGATCACGCGCAATCTGAGACATAGACTTGCCCTCACGGCCAAGCTCAACAACCCGCTCGCAAAACTCAGGATCCCACTTAGAAGTACTTGATGCCATAAATCCCACCTAACTTACACCTCGCATTATGTCAATTAAGCAGAACTTAAAACCTCAAAATTGAAAAAAATTCTGGGGGGGAATACAAAAATAATTGTCCGCCGCCGCCCGAAGGGGGTCATACCCCTCGACCGTACGGAGCGTTCCGTACTCGCAGCGGTTGACGTTACGTCACCAGGAACGGACCGTTCACGTCCCCGAAACCTGGTGTACTTGCCGTACACGTTACTTGACGTTGACGTAAAGGGCAGGTCAGCATGTCACGGCGTGGCGTTGCGTGGCCAGCCCGTCATCAAGGTTTACGTTACGGCATGACGTAGGGTAAGAATCGGCTGGATCGCCCGTGGTTGTTGGGGTTTCGGCTTTAAGACCTCCCACCCTTCCACCTCAATATCTGATACTTGACGTACGAGTGCGACAATTTGTCAATTAATTGGCACTTGATATTGTATGACGACCGGCATATGTTGAAGGGGTAGCAAGAAGAAAGGAACAACAAACAATGACCAAACTTGTTAAATTTTCAACTATCGCGGGCGGAGTCTTCATCGAAGATAACGGAACCGAGGAGCGCAAGGTTTCCGACCGTTGCTTTCGGTTCGATGATCAAGGCCGTTCAGAATATGCATTATATGGCGATTTGACTTCCGGCAACCCCGCGCCCCGTTGGTATGGTTTCCAACTTGAAGAACGCGATTTCACGTTTGCTTAAATTAGGAACAACAGACATGACTTACACAGTGAAAATCACACGCCCGAACGAAACAATCATTTATCGGCGCGTCACGCCTGATGAGCTGGCATATATAATTCAGCGCGACGCAATGCACGTTATCGCTTATGCTTTAAATCATGAGAGCTAAGAGCTTTCGGATAGCACGGCTAACACTTGGGCTGACTTGCAACGAGTTGGCCCGGTTGTTTGGCGTGAGCGTCAACACCATTCACCAATTAGAGAACGGTCACGCCAGGGCGCCGCAACCAACGCTTAGGCTGTTGCTTGCATACTTAGACGGCTACCGTCCGCGAGACTGGCCGGATGACCTAAAATGATTTATGTCATTTATGGCTATTTTTGTCACCTATCAAAATGCCATAAATGCGGCCAGCTAAGATAGTCCTAATGTACTGT